GTCCTCAACTATAGAGTGGAAGTTTGTACCACGTTTGGTAGAACGAGCAGTGATTGCTGCTGCTTTATCTTTTCCTACTCTTGCTCTCCACTTAGCAAGACCTGCTTGCTTCTTAGCATTGTTACTGATGACAGTAGTGATTGAAGGATAGAACTTACCTTCAGGGGTAGAGTAGACTCTCTTACCCTCCACCATCTTAGCAACCATCTCTATGGGTGTTAGGGTCATAATCCTAGTGTCATCTTACTGATAAGGTATGACTTAACAAGTCCCGAACGAACGATGTCATTGATACCAAATTCAACAGTACTAAACTCATCCATGTTCTCAAGGATGCGTTGGAAATCCAGAATACCATTACGCTCATTGGTTCTCTGTAAATCAGACTGATTGATGTCACCACAGAATACTATCTTACTGTCCTGTCCAACACGAGTCATGATAGAGTCAAGCTCATGGAAGTTAAGGTTCTGGCACTCATCAACAATGACAATAGCATCGTCAAGAGTAGTACCACGTAGAAATGAGGTAGACCAGAAAGAAATAGTCTCTTGTCCTTTAAGGTTATCATATAACATATCAAAGCTAGCTTGATCAGGCATGTGGAACATACTTCTCACCATATTTTTGTATGGTATCTGATATAGTTCTGACTTATCCTCGTGAGTACCAGGCAAGAACCCAATCTCACGTGTGGATACTAGAGACCTCACGATATAAACCTTATCGTATGGTGACTCTTCATTCATCACTTCCTTAAGTGCTAAGTACAATGCAATGAATGTCTTACCTGTACCTGCTGCACCATATGCAAAGAGGTTCTGTTCTTTACCCCACTCATCAAAGAACAACTGTTGGTTCTCTGTTAAAGGATTAACATCAAGGAAGTAGTTCTGATTGATAGGCTTCTTCCTCTTCATCATCTTCTTAGACATTCCTGTCGTAGATGGTTTCTTTTTAACTGCCATACTTATTCACCCCACTGGTATCCACGGCGGTCAAACCCCTTGTCAACCTTACCGACTCTTCCAATAACATCCTTCCATCCTGGATGAGTCTTTGACATCTTATCACGCCAGTCACCCACCTCTGCAACATCACCAGCACAACCTGCTTGCCAGTCCTTGTCCCAGTCAGGATTATCTTTTCTCCATTGTTCATATTCTTTCATGGTCATGGAGAGTTCTTGTTTCTCTTTAGTTTTTAAATTTATTACAGGATATGTTGGCATTATATTCTTCTAGTTAATGGAAAGGTCTCACGGTCAGCATCAAATGCAGTTACAAAAAACCTTATTGTATATCTAACCTGATCACCGTAAGTAGTAGGAGCATGACAAATATCAGGAGAGTACATACACATTCTATTATACTCTGCTTGTACTCTAGTAGTCTCTTCAAATTGATTGAAGTGTTGTGTACATACCTCTTCTATATTAGGAACCTCTTTACCAGAATGATAATCTCGTAGAGGTTTCACATACTCATCTTGTGCTGTATAAAATTGATCCTTCTTCTTATAGAAGGATGTTCCAGCATCTTTTGATGGAATTTTATTTAGATAAACTATACCAGCAAGTTGACAATCTGCTGGATCAAAATGAATAGCACCTTTGTTAAGGATATTATCTCTATCATGATAAGGTGTTATCTTTTGGAACTCCATGTCACAGTCCCAACCTACTTGCCAGAACTGACCAAAGTATAATGATACTACTTTCTCCATAGTCCACTGAAATAGACTAGGATTTAACTCACTTATCTTCTTAGAAGTAACTCCAGGATAATTTGTGCGTTGTGGTTCATTATACTCCACATTCATCGCCATGTCCAGTACTTCGTCTGGTCGCTCAAAGAAATTATCTACTATAGTAATTGGAAAAAACTTCATAACCAACCAAGTGCTTCAGATATAATAGGAAACTGTTCCTTAAAAATACTTCTAACCATTTCTGCTATCTCCATGTGTTCCTTTTGAGTTCCATGTGCAGAACGTAGGTCTATGTAATGTATCCAAGAACGTATACTCCCTGTCATATATAACCGAGTCGGTGTAGCAAGAGGTAGTACAAACCGAGCACACTCCTTAGCAACACCATCCTTCAGCATGTTCTGATACAACTGCATCCCTTGCTTAAAATGTTGTTCCATCTTTCTATTGTAATGGTTCACCTTTCTCTCATCCATATCATCAGTAGAATTCTGACGGTTCTTTAAATCTTGTCTACGTAATTCAGGTAAAGGTATTTCATCAGCAAGCATACTACTATCAGCATACCGTTGCGAAAACTCTTGGTATGTAAATGATCTGTGCCTTAGTATCTGTGCAGCAAGACCACGAGTAGTCTCAATCTCCACAGTCATGTGTGCTTGTTCAAAGACCGACCAGTGTTGATGCTTTATGCAATACTTTAGTAAACCAGCCACGTTTGGATTGTCTTGGTTGTTCGGGTTGCTGACTCTCGCCACGTAACCCATCGTCTCCTCTGCTTTAGGGGTGACTGTTATTAACTTCACTGTTTGGTCTGTCATAATTTTCATTACCAATTTCTTTATAAGTATATGCTATAGACATCCTCTCAATAGGAGAGATGTAATTGGGAGCCATTCCTCTATGAAGAAGGTTACCATTAATTAATGCACCACAATTAGCATTGTATGCTACGTAATGCATCTTACTATCATCTGATTGAACTTGAAACTCACCACCCCATTGAGGATTCCAATAGGGACATACAAATAATAGCATAGTCCATCCATTATGTCCACTGTCCAAGTGCATAGTACTTTCTTGTTGTGGAAATTGGATATTAGTATTAACTCTTTTTAATTCTACATTCTTCCTAAGAAGTCTTTGTACTACCTTATACTTTAATAATTCACCAATCTTTATAAAGAATAAGTTATCTCCTATACCTTGTTCACCTCCACCATGTTTAACATGCTGACCCCACTTAGGATAATGAATAATATCTTCACCTGGATCAATTGGCATGTCTTGGTCTTTCTTTATAAAAACCCAGTTATTAAAATGTGGTCGGAACTCTTCCAACATTGATACATAATCATTTCTATCTAGAATATCATCTATAGACCAAACTTCTTCATCACGTTGCCATACTTTCATAATAAAATCACTTTGGTTTTTTTAATTCTTTACGTATGTACTTAGCATACCTGATATCTTCTTTAGTATACCACTCTGGATGCTTTTTTGCAAGCTTAATTAATCTCTTTGCCGTCTTCCTTGTGTCCTTCCTCTGACTCTCTTCCACTAACATTTATCTGCGGTGTAACTAAGTATTTATACGACTCTGGACACAAAAAAATCTGGGAAAAAAATTTCCCAGATTTATGTAAACCAAAAGTGAATTTTGATTACGCTGTTACTAACTTCTTAGTAACTTTGACACCACGATACATTAGATCATGGTTCCTTGTCTTCTGAGCCTCGTCAAGAATTAACTTGCGATACTCTTCAGTGTCATACTTGACACCACGGTAAGTGACTTGTGCCATTGGCTTGTCCTCGGTTAGGGTGGATTAGACCCGTTCCTTCAGTCGGCATATGCGTCCCAGTTACAACCAGATTCGGTAGCATCACGTACAGTCTGAGTAATCTCAGCGTCAGCGACTTCACCGTACTCGCTTCTTACATCTCGCAGTACTTCATGTGCTTGATCACAAGTCAAGAGACTCATGTTAGCGAACATTAGACTGGGTAATAAGAAATGTATCATGGGATGAACGATCCGTTCCGTGTCGGCTTACTTGCGGCTCCTATATTTATTGGAGCTGAACGATTGTGTTAATATTAACACAGGTATATTATATAGTCAAGTAGAATTGTATTGGTTGATACATTTCGTTACAAATCACATTCACGGTCTTCCAAATATTCTACAGCAACATTACCTGCAATTGTAGTACCTTTATTACCTGCTCTAACTTGATGACCTAAAAATGATGGGAAGAGTAACATAGTACCAGACTTCACTTTAGGTATATAATATATTGGCCAAGAATCTAGTGGTGGGAATCCAAAATGATTCTGAACATCATGTAATGAAGGATTAATAAACATAGTCTTTGACTCCTCAACTGATTCATAAATTATGAAACTCCATTGAGAACGAGGATGGATGTGATATAACTGATAGTCATGAACATCATAGTTATTTCTCCAAAGACCTTGTATATAAAAAGTCTTCCACTCATCACCAATACTGTTGAGTATATCCTTTATTATACTACTGATATAATTAGTTGTTTTTGCTGGTAAATCAGTACCACCATTCATTGAAGTAGGTACTCCACTTTCAAATGTAGGAACCATTTCATCTGTGTGAACTACAATCTGATCAAGATCTACTTCAATTTGATACATTGGAATAGAAAATAGATCTGTCTTCATAATATTAGGTGTCATTAGCAGATGGTTTCTTTCTCTTCTTTCTTTTAGGTGGAACTGCACCTTGAATGTAAAGGTTAGGTCTCTGCCTACCCTCTGTCTGTTTAAACCCTACAAAATCTTTCTTATATTTGTCGTAGTACTTATCAAATATTTCTACCTGACTGTCACCCATAGCAATATCATAGGTCGGTTTACCCTCTACCTTATACTCTATAAGATAAGCAGTGTAAGGTAACTTCCTATCTTCTGCTGCTTTAGGATCACACTTCTCTTGTATCACCTTCATGAACGACCACCCCATTCTATAGATGGGAATGCTTCAGTAACTGCTGCCTTGGTAATCTTCCAACGCTTACCAATCTTCTTGTCCTTTGCAAGAATTAATGCTTCTGCTTCACCAGAAGACAATCCCTCTAGCATCTGAACAAACATATTCTCTCGCTTTACTTGAGATACATTTGATCCACCCTTAAAGAAATGATGAAGCAATCTTGCTTCCTTCTCTAGGATAGTATGTTGTGTACCATCTGGTGCTTCGTTGGGTGTGTAAGGTACATTACCTGGTGGTAACAAACTTACAACAGAGTCATCAAAGTTTATAATGAAAAGCATTCTCAATGCATTAGTATTATACTCCTGCATCAACTTAATCTTTTCTTTCTTAGTCTTTGCGTTAGATACTTTTTGTAGTACCTCATGCATCAAGAGTCTCATCTTCGTCATCCTCATTAATAAATTTTACTGATAGTAACTCTTCATTCAACCAGTTACCTTGGTCGTCATACATTTCTGGGTGTGTGAACTGTTGGTACTCATCCCTTGACCACATATAATCATGAATAAAATCTTTGGCAGTCCATCCTGCTAGAACACCTACACATAAGAAAATAAATGATATGGTCGCTGAAAAGAATAAGATAGTTGCGTCTGCCATTGTTCAACTCCGTTGTGGTTTACTATTGTTTCTCCCACTTAAGTTCAAAGTTGAAATAAACTCTGCGTTTAAGGAAAGAGAAAGTTTTTGTGATGTTGAAACCCTTAGTGGGTTTCTCATTAGTATCTTTCCTCCTTAACATGAGCTCTATGCCTTTATTTATGGCAAGAGGTTTATCTTTTGTTGGCACTGACTAAACCCTCCTTAACTAATCTCTTAGCAGTTGGAACTAAACCACCAACACCTTCACCATCTATTATAACATAAGGAAACGCCATAATATCAGGAAACTTATCAGCAAATTGCCATCTCCACATAGTTCCTTCTTCACACTCAGTAGCACCAGGTTCAGGTGAAACAATCTCTATTATTTCTGCTTCTATATTAGCTCTGTTAAAAAGTTCTTTTAATTGAAAGCAATAAAAACAATCTGCCGTAGTGTATGCTGTTATCTTCATATTATTAATAGTCTAACAAAGAATATATATTCCATCAAACTACAACCCAATCTGGTTGTCGGGATGGGTCACGTAGATAATTAGATGCAACCCAAGGTTTGCTGCTAATGTACATTTTGTAAGCAGTAAAAGTGTCAATGCTTGCGTCATGTTTATACTCATCAGGCAT